AGGCATTTTGGGAGTCAGCGGATGATCCAAGGCCGTGGCGGGTTTCACACCCGCTCTACGGGTCTTTGTTCGTGCAGTGCTCCAGCATACGCCAGGACAATACTGGGTACAACATCAGCAAATTTACTTTGTCGATCATGGAGACCATAACGGAGGATGCACCGCGCGGGGCCGAAGATCCGGAAGATAAAATATCTTTCGATAAGGTGACCCTTGATGAGACATTCGCGAATTCATTTGCCACCAATGTTGTGGAGCCGAGCCCCACTGATGTCAACGTAATGGGTCAGAATAACTCAAGTCTGTATGCAATAGGAAAGAAACGTGTATCAATCACAGATGATGCGGAGGCCTATTTCAATCTGTTTAATACAGCGACGACGGCCATAAATAACGCAACTGCTGAGCCGCTGGCTGCGATGCGGGCTATTCAAGCGGTGATCAATTACCCGGCATTGTTTCAGCAGTCGGTAAGCTCTAGGCTGGGCTTATTTCAAGAGCAAATAGATCTACTCAGGCTTAACCTGGCGACAATAAAAGAGCCATCTAAAAAGCTAATATTTCAAAGCTATGGTGGTGCTCTCATTTCTTCAATGGCGACTACATCAGCTACGCCTACGGATAGCGACTATCAAAACAGGGATCAGGTATTTTCTATGATCAGCCAAGTATCTGGGGCGTATAATACTTTCCTGCAGGATCTTGACTCATTACAAACTCCCAATGGTGGAGACATTGATAGCTTTATTCCTGATGCGGACTCCATTATAGCCCTTGGAAATTTGATCAACTACACGCTGGCCAATCTATCCAATATAGCTTTGGGAAGTAAGCAGGAACGAACTATTTACCTTGAATCTGATTCGAATCCGGTGCTGTTAACACATCGGTTTTATGGTCTCGATCAGGTGGATGCGAACCTGGAGTATTTCATCAACACAAACAATATCGGGCTTAACGATATGCTTTCAATACAGAAAGGTCGCCCTGTTAAATACTATGTCTAAGCAAATACCATTAACGAATATTGCAGCGATTAAACACTTTGGTCAGTATGCCTTTATTAATCTAATAGAGTAAATGGAGCTATATATAAACGATAGGATTAGAGTTAGAAAACTTTCATTGTTTAACGAGTTTGCTTTGAGCTTACGATTTGACACGGTTGCATCCGCCTTTTCATTCAGCGCCTATTTCAATCCTGACAATATAGAGCATAAGGAAGCTATGTGTATCGGGCATGATCACATCGCAAAGGTAAAGCATAATGGGGAGGACCTGATTACCGGCTATGTGATGAATCAAAAATTCACTGACGCGGCGGCAAAATCGCTCGTTTCTTTTTCAGGCTATTCTCTGCCTGGGTTCCTTGAGGATTGCCAAATAGACCCATCGTCTTATCCTCTGCAAAATGACGGGCTTAGTCTCCGTGAGATATCATCCAGAATGCTCAAGCCTTTTGGGTTGAAAATGATTGTTAATGGATCGGTATCCGCTTTGATGGATGAAACATTTGATGAAACCACCGCTGAAGCAACGGAGACGGTTAAGGATTACCTTACAAAATTGGCCGCGCAGAAGGGCATTATCATGACTCACAATGAGGCCGGCGCTGTAATCTTTACGCGCGCAGACACGACCAGGCAGCCAATAATCCACTACCAGAAAGAAGGAGGCACACCATTCACAAAGATGGAGCTTGATTTTAATGGTCAGGGAATGCATTCGGATATCACCATAGTCCAGCAGGCAGATGATGAGGGAGACAATGCCGGGGAGGCTTCGACAAAAAACCCATATGTGCCATTTGTCCACCGACCACGCGTAATAACTCAGACGTCAGGTACAGACATAGATACAGACAAGGCGGCACGCATGGCCTTGTCAAACGAGTTGAAGAATTTGAAATTGATTATTACTACCGACCGTTGGGAGATTGGAGGCAAGGTCATTAAACCGAACAATATGATAACCGTTGTAAATCCACGTGTGTACCTATACAAAAAATCTCGTTGGTTTATCGAACAAGTTGACCTAAGAGGTGACCAGGGCGGCACGACTGCAACACTTACATGCGCTTTACCAGAGGTATACAATAACGAAGCTGTGAAATATTTATTTAAGGGCATCAACCTACATTGAAATGATACTTTCTAAAGTTATCTCCACAGAGATAGGTAAACTCAGTAGCCGTATAGTAAAGATTTTAGTAAAAGGTAGGAGCGATGTAAGGACAGCTCGCGAGGCGGCCCCGTATGGCATCGATTCAAATCCAATTGCTGGAATGCGCGCCATATACAGTGCCACTGAGGTTGCAGGAAAGGCGGTGATAATTGGGTACCTTAACGATCAGCAGATTGCCGATGCTGGTGAGTTTAGAATTTACTCGACCGATGCTGAGGGCAATTTAAAAATATATACCTGGTTGAAAAACGATGGTACGATTGAGCTCGGTGGGAGTGCAAAAAACCTAGCTAGGTTCCAAGAGTTACAGCAGGGATTCGATCAATTAAAGCAAGATCATAACGATTTGGTTGATGCTTTCAACGCGCATATGCACCCCACCGCTGGCACCGGGCCGCCATCAATACCGACACCGGGCACAGGCATTCCGGCGCAGCCCTCTACTGCCAGCATTGACGCTGCCAAAATTGATGAAATCAAGACTTTGTAAAAAAATCGTAGCTTTGGAGTATGGCTATAAAATATTACTCATCCTTTCATCAATACATGGGCACTTGCAAAAGTGTAAAGGACAGAATTGCAGCGATTGAATCAATCATAAGTTCCCTTTACGCAGCGGCTGCCCAGGCGGCTGAAGGAGAGGCCATAACCCAATACTCGCTTAATGATGGGCAGACTATCATTAGCTCAACCCCCAAGAGTGCAAAGGGTGTGGCCGATTCGATTACGGCCTGGGAGGTATTATTGAATCGAGAAAAGCAGAAACTCACCGGGCGAATTACCCGATTAGTGGACGGAAAGAATTTAACAGGATATGGTTGCTAAGAAGAAACAGCAAGCGGTTGCCAAAGTTAGGCCGGCAATTTTTGATGTGCCGGAAACGAAAGAAGTTTCAGCGCCGGTACGTCGCCCGCGCATGGCCGCATCCAGTCAATACTCAGGATATTCTAATATTCTGTTTACGCATAGCTATAACGGAGAAAAGAACTTGGGCGAGGTAGGCCCCCCCAGATCATACTCCCTTGATTATAATATTCTGCGCATGCGATCATGGCAGTCTCTACTTGAAAGCGAGATTTCCCAGATCATTATCAAACGATCTATCACCTGGGTTATAGGTAAGGGATTAAAGCTGCAGGCAGAACCCAACCGACTCGTGTTGCAATCAGAAGGCATAACGCTTGACACGAATGCTTTTAGTGAGCTGGTAGAGGCCAGATTCTCCATGTGGGCAAGATCAACAGAGTCAGACTATGCCCGAATGAAAAGCTTAGGACGCCAAACACAGGAGGCCTATAAAAACGCTATTGTGGGTGGTGATGTGTTGGTGATTTTGAGGTACCAAAATAAACGGGCTACTGTTCAGCTGGTAGATGGTCAGCACGTGCAAAACCCACCATCGATGTGGGGTACTGACCTGTATGCACCACCACTGCCCAACGGCAACCGGATAGTGCATGGTGTTGAGATATCTCCCACGGGGGAGCATGTTGCCTACCACGTCCGTAAGCCTGGGATAACGTTAGATACTGAACGAGTGTCCGCCAAAAGTGACGGCACCGGTCTGGTAATGGCACGGTTGATCTATGGCAATGAGTACCGCCTGGACAATACCCGTGGGCTGCCGCTGGTATCGGCTGTGCTCGAGACTGCCAAAAAAATGGAGCGATACAAAGAGGCAACTGTGGGCAGCGCTGAGGAGCGAGCCAAGATTGCTTACACCATTGAGCACGAGGAGGGCTCCGACGAATCGAATCCATTGACTCGACAAATGGCCGTTGCTGCAGGTTATGACCCAAATAACGATCTGCCTAAGACGGCAGATGGAGAAGTTTTGGCGAATCGCATAGCGGTCAGCACCAATAAGCAGGTATTCAACATGGGCATGAAACAATCGCTGAAAGCCCTTGAATCTAAAAACGAACTCTATTTCAAAGATTTTTTTATGGTCAATACCGAGATGCTTTGCGCAAGCGTAGAGCTTCCGCCTGATGTTGGCCTTTCGAAATACAATTCCAACTTTTCAGCCAGCCGGGCAGCTATCAAGGACTGGGAACATACCCTAATGGTTAAGCGGTCGAACTTCTCAGAACAATTCAACCAGTTCATCTATGAATTCTGGCTGGCTATTGAGGTTCTGCAATTCAAGATCCAGGCACCTGGTTTCTTGCCCGCGTTTTTTGACAACAATTTTATGGCCCTATCGGCCTACTTCAATGCTAGATGGGTGGGCGCCAATGTGCCGCACATCGACCCGCTGAAGGAGGTACAGGCCGAGCGGCTGAAGCTTGGGCCGGCCGGGGCGGCTCTGCCACTCACTACCGGGGAGGCCGCTACGGAAGCCCTTAACGGGGGTGAATCCGATGCGAATGTTGAACAATTTGCGGATGAGATCAAGCGTGCAAAGACCTTGGGAATAGAGGCTGCACCGGCGCCAGAAACCTCAAAAAAACCTACCGGAGGTTCCGAATAGTGAAAAAAATTCCCCAAAATTTGCATTAGTGGGGAAAAATTGGAACATTCGCAACCATAATGGCTAAGGATATCCTTTTATTCGGCTACATCTCGCAATACAATGCGATGTTCTTCTTTGATCAGATCAATGAAGCTACGGAGGATAATCCGGACGAGGAACTGCATATCCGAGTAAATACCGATGGCGGCGAACCGGAGTTCATGCAGTCGATCATGCAGAAGTTTCAAGAGATTCAGGCCCAGGCCATATTTAAAGGTGGCCCCGCACTTCATTCTGCCGGATTCTTCGCAATGTGCTATTTGCCTGCGGAGCGGGTAGAGGTACTTGATGTTACGCAAGCGCTTTTGCACCGTGCTGCATATCCTGACTGGATAGAAAGCGCATCCGGTTTTTCAGGTAGCCCCTTAGAGGTTACGATGATCAAGACAAACAAGGATCTTGAAAAGGCCATGCGTGCTAGGATTGACGTTGATGCGCTTGAAGCTTTGCCGCAGCTGAAGGAGAGAAATATCAAACTGAAAAATATCTTTTCTCAAGATGGTAGAGTTGAGGTTGTATTAACTGGCGCGGATCTTAAAAAAATTGGTTTGGCTGGAAAGGTCAATAAGATAACCCCCAGCAAACAGGCAGCATTCGAATCACAGGCCAAAGCTTTTGCGAAATGTGAAAGTTTGCGCGATTTCAAATTGGCAGCGGCCGCAGCAAACCCTCCAAAAGTAGACGAACCGAAAAAAGAAAATACGATTATGAACCTTGCGGAACTGAAAGAAAAACACCCGGTTATTTATGCCGAGGCATATAACGAAGGTGTAAAGGCTGGCGTTGTAAAGGAAAAGGACCGCGTAGAGGCCGCGTTGGTCTACGTGGACGTAGATCCTGTCGGCGTAAAAAAAATCATCGAGTCCGGCGAGGCAATGTCCGCAAAGCAGATTGCCGAATTCGGTCGCAAGATGCAGAGCAGCGCCGCCCTGGGTAAGCTTGAAAGCGAAGCTGCTAAAGAAGTGGAGACCGGATCACCGGCCGGGGCGACTGATGAAAAAACGAAAAAGCTTCAGGCTTTTGAGGCCGATCTCGACAAGTCCCTGGGGCTTGCAAAAAAATAATTTTCTTAACCCGAAAACAGAGGAAAAATCGCGATGAGTACTATCACGAACCCAGTCAATACCGGTCAGCAAGCAACATTCAACACTGACCGCACCCGGGTATTCCTGGGCCGTAACCGCTCGCAAGGAGAGGTATACGTAAACAATTCCGGATATGCACCGATCACCTTGCCGGCAGGTACGGTAATGGGTCGCATCACAGGGACGGACATCCTTTTGCCTGCCAGCGCCACGGCGACTGATGGTAGCCAGCTCCCTGTCGGATTCATCGCGGAAGACTTGCAGATAGACGCCGGAGCGACCATTCAAACCTCAATTATCGTTGAGGGTGATGTGAACAAAAATGCAGTGGTGTTTTTCAAGGGTGATACCTTGGAAACGGTAGTGGCTGGTCGCCGGTACAAAGACCATATCCAGGCCCAGGGCGTGCATCTTGTTGCATCGACCGAGATGTCAGATTTTGACAACTAATCGCAGAGAAAAGAATTTTTAAACTTTAAAAAGCAGATACCAAAATGGCAACTATCGCAGCAGCAGATGCTCAAGGCCTGTACACCAAAAAGCTGGTGGCTACCTATGCACAGCTCCCCATGCCGACCATGTTCATGCAGTCGTTTTTCCGCGTGGAGGAATCCACCACAAAGGAACTCTCCATCGAGGTGCAGCGCGCCGGTGAGCCCATCGCGGTAGATGTCATTCGTGGTACTGACGGCAATCGCAATCAGTGGGAGAAATCCACTGAAAAAATCTTTGTCCCTCCATTCTTCAAGGAATGGTTCGATATGACCGAACTGCAGCTCTATGATCGCCTGTTCGGCGCAACCGAAATCACTGATGCAATGTTTGCTCAACTGATCAATGAGTCTGCCCGTAAGGTAACTGCGTTGCGTAACAAGATCATTCGCCGTATTGAGCTTAACTGCGCTCAGGTGTTTGATAGCGGTATTGTGCAGCTGGATCAAGGCATAAACATCAACTACAGGCGCAAGGCAGCGTCTTTGGTTGATCCCGGAGCGGGTCAGTATTTTGCGGACAATATTGACCCGTTTGCATTGTTTGCAAACGGCTGCAAGTTCATCCGCACAGTTGGCTTGACCAATGCGGACACATTCGATGCCATCATGGGCGAGCAAGCTCTTTCGGATCTGCTTAAGAATACGCAATTCCAGACCAGGCAGAACCTTTTCAACATGGCCCTGGATCAGGTTACAGGTCCGCGCCGTAATGCGGTGGGCGCCAACCTGAATGGTATTATTACAGCCGGATCTTATAAGGTTCGTCTGTGGACATACCCTCAGTTCTACAAAAACTCAGCGGGTGTAAGCACGCCGTATTGGGATACCAAAAAGGT